CTGCTCGATATCGCCCTGGACATCATGGCCGGCAATATCACCGGTATCGATGTCGATGGATTGCGGCGGTTACGCGTATGAGTGCCGTATCCCCGCCGGCGGAAGAACGAGGCAAGCGGTTCCTCATCGACTGCCAGGGCGAAAACATTTATTTGTATATCGGCCAGGACGGCAAACACGAGGCGACCATCCCCGACGAAAACCGCCCAAAAAACGAGACCGAGCGGCGGCATGTGGACGCGATCATGCGCAAACTCAGCGAGGTGAACGGCTATTTTGAGGATGAGGAGGATCTTGCATTATGAGCCGCGAAACCGACCAGACCCTGGTCCTGCTGGCCACCTTCTGCGGCTGCATGGAGACCCACCGCATGCGCAACAGTTTTGCCCGCGTCGATATCCGGAGGGCGATAACCGACGGCTACGACGCGGCGTTTCATGCCATCAAGACCTGGCCGGGCTGGGATAACCGCGAGTGGGTCAAGTCCCGGCGGGAGCGGTTCGCCCGCTACCTCGAGTCGCTGGTTGACCGTGGTTATAACACCGTGGCCATCTGCTGCATGTGCGAGCGGATCATTGCCGATCTGATCCATATCCACGGGCATAACCGCGAGCGCATGGAAAAACTGCAGCCGGTCGCCGACGCCAGCCGAATCGTCCATGATTTCGCGGATCGGGCTGGGGATAACTACCCGGCTTACGAGATGTCGGATGAGTTGTTGGATGAGCTGTATAAGATTGTTGAATTGAAGGAATTCTTGCCATCCGGGGACACGATGTGAACGACCATCGTGTCCCCAGAGATGTAGTACAATACCACCAGTAGTACAAGCCCCCTTTTAATCCACCAACATCAAGCGTACCATCTCCGTCATTGAGTGTCAGTTATCCGACACCGGAAAATCAACGGAGATGGTACGCATGACCGAAGCTGAAATCCTCGAACGTCTCGCCCTCTACCTGGCCACCGAACGAAAGATCCTCGAAGGAAACCAGAGCTATTCCATCGCCGGGGTCACCTACGGCCGGGCCAATCTCACCGATGTGCGCAACGAGATCAATCGTCTGCGCCAGGATCTGGCCATCGTCCAGTCCGGCGGATCCTACGGCAGTAACCCGGTGGTCTTTGGGGGGCGTCGCTGATGCCTCAACCCAATCTCTCAAGAAAACTCTACAATACCTATACCGCCCTGGTCGGAAATTTGCTGTCTTTGGTAGCCCCGCGCGCCGCCGGACAGTTCCGTCTGTCCAGGGATATGTATCGCGGCTATACCGCCGGGACGACCACCGGGTCGGACCAGAACTTCCGACCGCGCCTGCGTCCCTCCGCCGATGCCGATGTCAAGCGCGGCCAGGCCCTGACCTCCGCCAGATGTCGCGACCAGTACCAGAACAACGCCCTGATCGCCGGGGCGGTGGAACGCATCTGTGCCAACGTGGTGCGCAACGGCATCTATCCGCAGTTCGTCTTCCGCGACCGGGCCGACAAGCTCGATAGAAAAAACAATACCGCCTGGGAGAAGCTCTTTCGTCGCTGGTCCAACTACTGCGACAACACCGGTCATGACTCCTACGGCTCGCTGCAGGTGCTCGGCCTGCGCCATATGTGGTTTGACGGTGGTTTTCTCATTCACCGGGTGTATGACGACTCGCTGCTGGGCATCGTCCCGCTGCGTCTCGAGCTGCTCGAATACGCCCAGCTCGACCCGCTCATTGACGGGGTAATGATCAATGGCAACACCGCCCGCCGGGGTATCGAGTTCGACAGTAACGGCCGGGAGATTGCCTTCCACATCCTCGACTATCACCCCGGCGACTATATCCCGCGCGGCCGCTTCGGCAAGACCCGCCGCATCCCCGCCACGGAGATCATCCATGTCTGGGACCGGGAAATGATCAGCCAGTTTTCCGGTATCTCCTGGCTGCACGCGGTGGTCATGGAGGGCTACCGCATGGACGAGTTCCGGCATATCACCCAGGACACCGCCCGCGCTCAGGCAATCTTCGCTTATTTTTTGCGCTCGTCGATACCCAATTTTACCCTTGGACCGGGTCTGCCCGCCGGTGGTCAGTCCATCCCCTACACCCCTGGCCAGACCGGAGCATCGACCCTGGACCGCGAGCTGTCGCTCAATTCGACGCAGATCCAGAAACTACCCCAAGGCACCGAGGTGCAGGCGATCAACCCGACCCACCCCGGCAACAACTACGAGCCTTTCGTCAAGGACTCGCAGCGCTGGCAGTCGGCGGGTCTGGGCATGTCCTTTGAGGGCTACGCCAACAACTACACCGACAGCTCCTACGCCTCCGCCCGCTCCGGCTCGCTGGAAGAGCGTCTCAGTTACCAGGGCCAGCAGCAGTTTCTCGAGGAAAAAGTTAATCGCCGCCTGGTCGGCTGGTTTATCGAGGCCGCATGGCTGGCCGGCATGTCGCCCGCACCGATGCCCGGCTATGCCCGCGACCCGCTCAGTTACCACGAACAGGCGGTCGGTCAGATGCCCGGCTGGACCTGGGTCGATCCGATGGGCGATGCCAAGGCCGCCGAAAAACTTATCGATCTGGCCATCGATACCCGCACCGCCCAGGCCGCCCAGCGCGGCCAGGTCTTCGAGGACATCGTCGAGCGGCAGATCGAGGAGGAGGAACAACTGGTCAAACTCTACGAGCTGCGCCGCAATCGGCTGGCCATAACCGAGGAGAATATCTCTCATGAATAACCGCAAAAACAGTCAGGCCAGGCAGACCGCCGAGGCCCTGCTCAAATCCGTCGGCCTCAACCCCGGCGACTCGACCCGCTGCGCCGCCCTGCGCGCCACCGTCGACAAGAAAGACCCGGACGCCCTGGACTGGATTCTCACCACCGAGCTGCCCGCCGCCGTCTGGGACTGGGACCGGTGGGAAGTGGTCAACGAGGTGCTGCTCGCCGACGGCATGAGGATCCCGGCCTCCGGCCAAGTGCCGTTGCTCGACAGCCATAAGCGGCAGTCGTCGCTCGATGTGCTCGGCCATGTCCGTGATTTCGCCGAAGTGACCGCCGGGGAGTTCGCCGGCCGCTCCGGTATCTGCCGTTTCGCCTCGGACGAAACCAGCCAGATCGTCAAAAAAAAGATCATCGACGGCCATATCACCGACGGCTCGGTCGGCTACCAGGTGACCAAGTCGGTATGGATCCCAGAAGATATGACCGTGACCTTGAACGGCCGGACCTTTACCGGGCCGGTGAAGATCAGCTCCGAATGGAGCTTGAAGGAATTTTCCATTACGCCGATCGGGGCCGATGTCCTGGCCAAGGTGCGGCGGTTGTGCGGCGGCCAGGAATAACCCGCCGGTAATCCGGGAGCGGCTACCGCCCCACAAAAACCCTTAACGAGGTACCAACATGAACAAAAAATTACGTGCATTTCTTGAAGCCAACGGCCTGCGCAGCGACGCCTCCGAGACCGACGCCTGGGCGCTCTATGACAAACTGACCGCCGACGGCCTGGAGTTTCCCGGCATCGATCCCGGCCAGCGCTCCGCCGCCGCTACCGTGCCGCCCGCCGCCACCGTCCCGCCGGTCGAAGGCGAGGCCACCAGGAAGGCCGACGAGCCGGTCGATGTCGACAGTGTCGTGCGCAAGGCCCTGCAGGCCGACGCCGCCCGACGCAGCGAGATAACCGACCGGTTGCAGGTTGCCGGGCTGACCGATCACGATAACGGCAATTTTGCCCGGACCATGCACGACGACCCCTTCTGTACCGTGGAACGAGCGGCGCAGCTCATTTTTGCCGAGATGAAGAAACGCTCCACCGCCATTGGCGACGGGGCCAGATCCGGTTTTAATGTCGGCACCGACTCCCGCCTCAAACTGCGCGCCGCCATCACCGATGGTCTGCTCGTTCGATCCGGTCATCGGCTGGAAAAACCGGCGGAAGGTTACCGCGAGTTTCGCGGTCGCCATATGGTGGAGATCTGCCGCGAGGTGCTCGAGGCCGCCGGCATCAACACCCGAGGGCTTGGTAATCGCGACCTGGTCGGTCGTGCGCTCGCCTCCGGCAGCACCTCCGATTTCCCACTCATCCTCGGTGCCCTGGTCAATAAAAATCTGCTCACCGCCTACAACGAGTGGCCGGCCACCTGGGCGCCCTTTGTCGCTCGCGGTTCCGCCACCGATTTCAAATTGATGTACAGCCTCAAGTTGTCCGGTGCTCCCGACCTGCAGGGCATGAACGAAAACGGCGAATACAAGACCGCCAATTTTTCCGAGGCGGGCGAGTCCTACCGGGTCATCACCAAGGGCATCCGCGTGCCGCTCACCCGCGAGATGATCATCAACGACGACCTCCGCGCCTTCTCGCGCATCCCGCAACTGTTCGGCAGCTCGGCCAAGCGCATGGAGTCCGACGCGGTCTACTCGCT